CAATTGCCTGAATTTCAACCTTTGTTTGGTCAAACATGCGCTGTTGTATTGTTAATTTAGATGCGATTACAAAACACCATAACCGCCAAATTGCCACAGCACTTTTGGAATTCAATTCATCAAGCAAAGCCCTCATTCGAGTAATCGCATCAGGATAAGTATATAACTCCTGCCCTAATTCGGCTGAAATAGTAGTCTGAAGTTCTTTTTCTTCAACTAAATCATTGTAATTTTCTTGAACTGTTTTAGCCATTTTGCAAAATAATTATGGTATAAATTTTTCTGCTAAAATTGTATAGATAGGTTTGGTCTCAGATGCTGACCAAGTGAAAGTAACGTACTGATAGTAGGTTGTGTATTTTTTTCTGCAATGATGAGAGTGTATATTTCGTTTATCGTGAGTGCCATCATACAAAATCGTTAGGTACTGCCCAGTTATCCCTTTTACCTGTTTGCAAGAAACCAATCCATTCCGAGCAAACGAACCTTTTTTCGCTCTCCTTAAAAACCGTAAAACCAAGTTTCCGCTTAGTTAGATGATTGACAAGCTTCAACCAGTCGTATCCTTTGTATCTTCCTGATGCAAAAAGAATCTGATCTATAATCCAACGACTATCCTTATCAGTATCATAATATTTGAAACGAACTTGACGTGCTTTATCTTCAAATTGCCATTCCGAAAATGGGCGAAGCTTGTAATGCTCTTGGAAATCAGACACACATTCTACTCCATCAATCATCACCGCTACAGCGCAATGATTCCAATTGGATTTTGTGACTTTCCGAATAATCCATGCTAGCCAAGTGCGTGGCTTTAATAATTCGAATGGGTTGTGAACTAATATTATTTTCATGAGTTGAATCTTCCGTTTTGGTCTGACTTGATAATATACTGATCGTAGATGATTGAATTAATCGTAGTAATATTTCCGATTGCGATAAAAGTTGGGTTTAGATTAAGCCCTCGGATATAGTCCATTTCACCGATTGCATTTTCATACCCTTCATCGCCTTCATAGACATTGTTTCCTGTTAGGGGATTTACTTTTGTAGTATTTACTGCAAAAAGTTCTTTTTCGAACTCATAGATTCCGTTTGCGTTAATTTGCGTCCCTTCGGGAGTGAAGAATCCAACCCTTACTGTTAGCTTAAGAAACTCGTTTGCATCAACAAATTCGTGCTTCCATGCTTTTCTTTTCAACCCAGAAACAGGGCAATCGCTTATGTCTATTTTCGTCATCTTTCTGTAAGTAAATAGTTGTGAAGTTTAAGAACTTGCGCTTCTGTCAAATTAGAACTTTGAGTATTTAATGTTATTATTTTCAGATTAGAGATTGATACAAGTGTGTCTGATGTTACTTTTGACCGCTTATTAAAATGTCGTAAATTTCCTGAGCCTCCTACTGTGTGTGTGGTTACTGTTTTTTGGTTTTTTACCCCATTCACGAAAAACAGAATTACCCCAGTTGTATAATTAGCATTTACTGTAATAGTAAATATCTCGTTTATTTTTATCACAAAATCTGAATAAACGGTAACTTCAGCTCCCGCCACTGAGGTAGGATTACAAATTAAACCTACTTGCCCTGTGGTAGAAATTGTCAATGCTGCATGTATTCGGTCATTTGGAGTTCCTGATGTTGCCACACCGAATATAATTCCATCATTTTGAGAAGGAAATGCAGGTGCTTTTATTTTTGCGCTAATTGTAATGGTTTGATAGGATACAAACACTCCAATATTAACAGTAGCATTCGCTTGTATATATTCAACACCCCCATCTATTACATAAGAATATGAACTATTCGAAAGTGCATAAGCCGCCCCAAGATTTCGCCAGAATCTGTTCCCAGAACCATTTAATGTTTGTCCATTTGTTGCCTTTCCTGCATCTCTACCATTGTGCCACTTTGCATTTAACCATATAACATTTTTGCTAACGAGGAAGGGATTCAACAAATTTCTTTGTCCTATTTTAACCTTCCCATTTACAACTTTTATTTTACCTTCAATCTGTTCCATTAAGCTTCGTTTAATGTCAAACCTTGATTTGCAGTAAACGTAAATGTTCCTGTATCTACCTGTGCCGTTTCTGTTAGGATAGAATCTATTGTTAAGTTTGAGGCAATATCAATGTATTTAAAATAACTTGTAGCCCCGAAAATTAAATGCACAAATCCCTTCAAAACTCCGGAAGCTCCTAGACTTGTTGTTTGGAAATAACCCATGCTTGAGATATTTACCGTTGTTCCAGAAATCGCTGCTAAAGAGATACTTTCACTATAAAGTACAGTTGAGCCGTGTTTTAATTTCAGCAATAAGGTAGAGGTTGCTGTAGATGTAGCAACCAAGGTATATGTGTATTTTATATTTACAACATTACCTAACCTATTAATAATTGTAGAAGGAATTGTTAATGCTGCCTTATCTGAACCCCAAATTGTGTTTTCTGTAAAAGTTGAGAAGGCGGGTAATGCTAACCATTGCTGATTTATTACGGGGTCGTAAGTTTCTAATGTTGCAGACAAGTTACCAGACGGGTCTACTGTAGTAACACGTGTTCCAGCTCCCGCTAAACTGCTTGCCGTTAGCTCGCCCCCACCACCAATTTTAAATCTCTCTATTGTATTGGTCACGAACGAAAAAACGCCCGTCCCTTTTGTTTGAAATGTTTTCCCAATATTGCTCAGTGCACCTTGTGCGCTGGCGACTATCGTAGCAATTCCGCTACTAAAACGCCAAAAGGAGGTATCCGAGCCTGAGGCGTTTACAGGTTCTAATACTGCAATATCGCTAGCACCTTGAATGCTTTGTGAAGCAGGAAGCTTCAAACCTGCGCTGAATGTTTTTTTCCCCGTTAACGTTTCTGAACCAGCGAGATGAACTACGAGTGAATCTGTCGCTTTTGCTGCAACGGTAGTAGCGAGGGCATCAGCTGTATCTTTTAGGAGTTTCCCTTGCGCTGCCGAAAGAGCTTTGTTCGTGCTAGCGTCTGTCAGAATGTTTATAATGTCTGTAACAAGCAGCCTTGCGTTCAAAGCTGCCTGTAAATCAGTTTGCGAAGCTAAAGAGCCTGATATTGCACCCCAAACAGCACTTGCACTAGTAATCTGAACATATGCACTCCCACTCCATCGGTATTGAAAGTTAGTATCTATTGAAATGTAAATCTTCCCACTTTCGCCAGTAACTGGGAAGGCTGCAAGGTTGGCAAACTCTAAAACATCATCTACATAGGACGGCAAAAAAACTGTCGGAATTAGTCCAGAAACAAGCTTAGGGAAGTTATCTTCTACCCATTTTTTGTAAACAAGATCTAAATCATTCACAAGCGACAGCGCACTTGAATATCTCGCAGGTTTGTTCAAGTTCAACCTATCTATTAGCAATTGCATAGAATTAGACACTCCACTAGGAACGTTCCCTACAATCCAATTATGAAATGTGCCTCCAATAACTTGATAGCTTGCATAATCTTTTAAAACGCCTCCTGTAGCCCAATCTTCGACAATTAATCGTAAATCATTGTCTCCAAATTGAATCTGTGATAGGTACTGTAAAATTGAACCCGACAATCGCCTGCGCTCTAAAATTCGATTTGAGGTTGTGTTTGCAAATTTTAAGTCAGTTGTAATGTTTTCAGGGTTAAAAGAAGATGAACCACCCAAAGAAAACATTGTATCCAGCAAATCATAGAAATCCTGCTGAGTAGGTTTATCTCCTGTCTCAAACTTTGATTTTAAATAGGCTATTGTTTGTATTGCCATTATCGTACTATAAAATCAGTTTCTATAATCATGTAATCAATTCCTTCGCCAAGCGCAAGGCTGCTGTCACGGTTATTTACTCTTTTGTTTCTATCAGTGAAATATTTCACCACATCAGGCTTTGTTTCTCTCGTTTTGTCAATCAGAAACTTACTTCCAGCTTTTACTTTGTCCGTAATACTTGCACCTGAAGCATTCTGTACAAGAAGGTCAACCAATGAATCAATCGTACCAAAACATTGAGAACTAACATCTAGCAAGCTTTGCCCGTCAGTGCTTATGTGGTAATAAGTAGTTTGTTCACTTGCTACCAATGGCTTTTCTAAAACCCTTCTAAAAGGCATATAAACAATGTTTTCATTGATTATTGCCTTTGTGCCAATTACTGCATCGTTTTCAAGATCAAGACTTGGATTGTCCAACAAAAACTGAAACAGCCCTTCAATACTGCCGTAACTTTTGGCAGCAATAGAAGCAGGTGTTTGGCTATGTTGAACTACAGTTGTCATTTCAAATTCAGTTTGTCTATCGTTAAACCACCATCAAGCGTTTGTGTCAATTCTAATTCGTCAATCACATAGCCTTCCATTTCTTCAAGCTGCAATTTCAGTTCCCTTTCAAATCGGTACTTGTCTAAATTCGCTTTCAGCCAACGCCAAATATTGAAGCCTGTAAGTAAACTATTCAACCAATTCCCTTGAACTGAACGGATAATTAAATCAGCGTTTTGTTCATCACTGTCACCAATCACAAAATCTCCATTTGCTGTTTGCAAATCATCATTTTCGTCAAGCAATATGTCTTTTGCTCCTAGTGCCATTTAGTGCTTAATTGTCGTGTCTTCAAAACTTGTTTTTACAATGTCCACTATTGGCGTAGCAAGCAAATTGTAAGCATTTATACCAAGGCTTCCATCAATGCCAGCTTGTGCGCTAAACCCTGCTGCAATGGCTGCTTTCAAAGCTGATACCTGAGCATTCAGAGCGACAAGAAAAGGGTCAATGTGAATCATTCCTCCAATGCCATTATTATAGGTCACGTTCAGGCAATTCACTTTTATTTCGTCTATCTCAGACATTGCCACTACTAGGCAATCAGTCTTTTGATCGTTCAGCAAAATCACAACAACTGTAGAATCTACTGTTGGGTAAGCAACCATTTTGGTTTCTTTAGCATCTACAGTAGCTGTCAATCTTGCCTCTTTTATTTCAGCCCTGTCTTCTTCAGTAGGCTTCAGATTGCAAGTGTCTTTTGTTTTGTCAACAGAAACAACCGTACATTCAAAACATGGAATGTTCAGCCTTTTCTTGATGATTTCAAAAAGTAACTTGTCAATCATTTTCTTCGTCTAAATCTTCTTCTTCAATTATTTCGTCTTCGTCTTCTTCATGCTCTGGTTCATCAGCACCATATACACAAGGGCAAAAGCTACTCATGCAGCTAGTGCAAAAAGGCATTGCCTTTAAACCCGTTTTCCCAGTGTACATTCCCTTCTGAATTCGTTTACTTGAAAATCAACTTCAACAGCATCAACTAAATAGTTGCCTTCCTGATCTTTGTATTCATTGTCACGAAGCCTGACAGCTTCAGTTAATTGCACAAAAGGTAATCCAAAGCCTTTCACGCTGCCTTTATAACCTTCGTACTGAAATTTATCCAATTCAGCCTGAGCCAGTTTTGTCAATTCAGCCTCAGTCATTTCAGGAAAATTTAAGCTTCTGATGTCTCCTTCAGCATCTTTAGAAGGAAGCCAAACAATCAGCTTTTTGCCTGTCTTCAGGTTTGAGATTGCTTTGATTTTGATCGTGTTCACATCTTTTGTCATGAATTGAAGATTGCGACCATCAGCAGGAACATTGCGCTGGAAATCATAGACATATACCACATTGTCAGGAACGAACGAATAAGGAAAACCAACCTGAAGTACTTTGCCTTTGAAGAAACAGCAAAGGCTGTAATTGTCTGAAATGTATTTTAAAACAGTAGCTGCACTTACTTTGTCAATCGCAAACTTGCCAAGCTTCAATGAAGTATCTACAACGTTTTTAGAAACGTTTGGAGCAATGTAATTTAGCACATCCCCAAGCGTTGCAGCTTCCCATTGTTTAGGTTCAACTATTGTTTTTTTTAGAATGTACATTTCATCTTCGATATGCACAACTACAGGGATTGTTTGTTCAACTCGCACAATGTACCCGTCAAACTCCCTGTTTTCTTTGCCGTTGTAACCAAGGTCAATTGTGACAACATCCCCAACCTTCAGCACTTCAGACACACGCTTTTTATTGTCGTTTTTGAAGTAAACTGCTTTGGGGAATGTGACCGTTGCCGTTTGGGTTTGAGCCTCAATGCTTTTTTTGATGTTCACACTCTCTACCTGTGTCATTTGCACAGTACCTAATGAGATATGACAAGTAGGTAGATAGGACATGATTAAAAGGAGTAAATACATATCATTAGTTGGCTAAAATTTCAAGTTCTACAGGTGTATAACTAAATGCTTGAATGTCAAAATATTGGGTATCTTCAAAACCTCTTGTTGCTGTAAATTCAGCTCTTACTATTCGCATCGCTTTGATGCCAAGTAGGTTGAACAATCGGCTTGAAACTATTTGAACCACATTGCCTTTTTTGAACATGGTCAGGAACTCTTTCAATTGCGTTTCAGGGTAATGAGAAGTGTAATCCCAAAGGAAACCACTCATTTTGATTGCAATAGGGTTTTGTCCTGATGTCTCGATTACAGGCGTACCTCCTACAATGCTTCCATTTACCAAAGCTCCATTCACAGGAGTTTCATTGTCATTGTAGCTCATTTCCCAATCTACCAAAGGGTCATTTGGAAAAACATAGCGTTCAGTTCCCTGTTCTACAATTATGTAATCAAAAAGAGGTGTACCAAGTAGCGAATTTCTAAGGGGTCTGTTTGGGTCTTCATCAAACGACTCTGCCCCTGAAAATTTGCGAAGTAGCGAACGCTCTACTACATTCTTGATTGCGGTATTTGCAGCAGCGTAAACAATCTTACTTCCTACTTCTTTGGCTGCTTTTACCGTACTGCCTACATTAGTGCTGTTCACCAATGTTTGCCCTAAAGCTTCGTAACGCTTAGTAATTTCGACACGATATTTACCTTGATTTTCAGCCATTACTATTTATTACCTACAATTTTTTCACTTACTAGCCATTCTACTTGCTGCCACTTCTTTGCCCACAGCTCCCCTTCCAAATCTTCAGGGAAGGGGATGTGTAGGTAATAACTTATGAGAGCATTGCACTTATCTATCCAGCTTGGCTCTCCTGAATAGAGTTCTAAAAATTTTGGATTTCAGATTCTGCATCTGAAAGGAAATCAAGTAACTGACTTCCTGCACTCAGGTTGTAAGGAGGAAAGGTTTTGATTACTTCTTCACCACCAAGCCAGCAGTTAGTAATAAGGATGTCGCACATCTTGGCAACATTCTTATCCATGAAAGGCAAGGCCATTCCAAGAATTTTTTTATCAGGATTGCGAACCACACAGCGAAATTCCAAATCGGCTGTTTTGCTTTTAATCACAATCACTTTTACCGTTTCTTTTCCTTCAGGGTCTTTGCCAAATTTCTCTTTCCAATCTTCAAATTGTTCCTTAGAAACATTCGAAGGCAATTTTACTTCAGCCATTGTTTTAATATTTAGTCCCTCTCCGATGGAGAGGGAAGGGTGAGGTTTTAAAGTGAAACATCGTATTTAATATCTAGCACCAAGAGTACTAGATCATGCACTAGGTTCATATCCCCTGACTTACTTGCAGTGGTTTTGCCTGTGAATTTTGCAATTATCACATCGTTTGTAATTCCTTGGTCTTCATTGATGTAGGAAACTACAATAGTGAAAGGCTTCAAACGCTTCAAATCTTTGTTTGGAGCTACAGCTTGCACTTGGTCTACTTCTTCTTTGCCAAGACTAAGAGTTGCCGTAAAGCTTTCTTTGCCTTCAGAATATCCGATTATTTTACCACCTCTGCCATTGTTGGTTTGGTTTTCAACTGTATCAGCATATTCAATCCCTGCAAAATTGAGAGGTTGCGACCCAAGCAAAGTGATAACAATATCAGCGTTATCGTACTGTTTTCTAATCTCTGCCATTGTTAAATAGATTTAGCAAGTCCAAGGTTTACTTTGATTGTATCAGCACTTCCATCAGGAACAATCGTGAAAGAAATGTTCAGCGTTTTTGGAGGGGCAATCAAATCTGAATCAGGGTCAACATACACCGAACGGCCTGAAATCTGATTGCTCATTTCCCTGTCAATTCTATTCTCACATTTCCCTTTGAAATAATGAATAGTGCCAATGCTCAATTTGCCTGTAGTCGGGTCAACTTTCTGGGTTGATTTGATGTCATTGAACAAAGCAGCATAAAGCACTCTTGCAGCTTTATCGGCTGTACGCCCGTAATGAATCGTGTTTTCGTTGATGAAGCCGTCTTCGTCCGTTTCAGGCGTAACACAGGTATAATCATTGTTCCAATAGATGCCATCAGAAAGAGGGTAAGTGATTGGGAAAATACCACGCTTATCATCCAGTGTGTCCCAAATCTCCTGCACTTCTTCAATAAGAGTATGGTTCGAAAAACCAGCACGAAGCCAACCAGCATTTGCAGCATCAGTTAAATCTCCTACTTCAGTCCAAGCAGGGTTTTGGTTGATTTCCCTTGCAGCTACGTCTCCAAGAAAAGTACCTATAGCAGCATGTTTGTACCACATCGGCAAAACATCCGCTTTGTCATAGTCTTGGCCTGAAACTACTGTCACTTTTGGAGCTACTACATCATCAATATTTCCAAGGTCTTGACTTCCTGCACTTGGCTCGAAAGCTTTACCTTCCAAAATCATTTGACAACCCATGCCTTTTTCAAAAGCCCAAACTGCTAAAGCTTGCGCTTTCGCAATGGCTGTGATTAGGTTAGTGTCGTAGCCATTTAGCAAGGTTGGGGAATAGCCAACTCCTGAGCTGAACTGTGTGACAGTCCCTGCAATAGTGCCATTAATAAGCAAGTTCAAAACAGAACCACCGTTAATGCTTGCACCATATCCAGCAGGAGCAGTAAGAGCGACATTGCTAGTAGAACCAGCAGCTACAAAACCATGTGTTGCAGTGTTCTCATTGATTGCAGCCCGAACAGCTACAGCCAACAATGTTGCAGTTGATTCAGCAGCCGTTTTGGTGAAGCTTCCTAAAGTGATTGTTTTGCTGTCGAAAGTAATTCGAACTGCAACGGTATCCCCATCAGCACCAACAGCCGTAAAATTGACGTTACCACCTGTCGCTTTTGTTTCAGCAGGATTGAAACCAAAGCCCAATTGCTTTATTTCTCCTTTTGCTGTATTGATAAGCTTTTTGGCATACACAATGCCTGCGTCTTCTACCATTACTGGCAAAGTCACAGAAGTTGCAACCAACATGAACCAAAGCTTTGTACCAGCTTTGTTTTTGGTACGCCTGTAGAATTCTTTGATGTGGTAATAGACCAACACACCATTTGCTTTGTCATAAGCATCCGACAAGCCCAATGCCTTAGCATCAAATGTCCCGTTGATACTGTACACCGTTCCAAGTGCTAAGCCAGCAGTGGCAACTCCATTCAGGATAAGACCACTGATATTGTCCCCTGTAAGCGAAACCTGCGAACTAGGTGAAGATTTTATAACTTTTACGCCTCCTATAGCCATTGTACAAGTGTTTTAGAAATTACTTAGAAGCCTTTGGTTTCTTTTCTGTTTTAACAGTAGCATTTTCAACAACTTCTTCTGTTGCTGTAGCAGTTTCAGCAGCTACTTCTGATTTTGTTACTTCTTCACTTTTACCTTCTTCATCTTCAGGCTCTGTGATAGTAGTAGTAACTTCTTCTTTTTCAGCATCATTAGCACCTTCTACTTTTGTAGAATCAGTGTCTAAATCTGTATTTGAAGCCCCTGTTTCTTGTACAAGATTTTCGCCTAAAGCCTCCGTTTCTTGTACTTCTTCAGCGACTGTATAAGCTTTTAAAACCTCTTTAGCCTTGCTATTTCTAGCTTCTCTTGCTGATGAAAAGAACTCTCCTTTTTCAGTGACAAAGACTTCTTTCAGCTTGTGCGTTTCTGCTACTTGTTTCGCTTCAGCGATTATTTCAGGTGTCAATTCCATTTGATTAAATAAATTTTAGGTAAGACAATAAGAACCTTCCTGTCAAAAAAACAGCGATGAATACAGATAAACCCAAAGCCCACTTGTAATACCAAGGCACTTCACATTTACAATTTTTAAGCAGTAATTCATTTTCTTTTCGAAGGGTAAAGACTTCACGAGTATAGCGTGTAATCACATCTAAATAAGGGGCTACATCACATTCAAGAGTAGCCTTGCCTTTATTGTCAATTTTTAATTTTGCTTTGGCTCTTTTGCCTTTCACCTCATAAGTCTTGTTGAAAATTTCAGGACAAGGGAGTTGGAAACTATCTTTAATGATTTCCCCTTCTATGCTAATGGTATCATGTACAGGCACATAAGTAATGATAGTGCTATCTGAAACAGTCTTACTTGATACTACCTTTTTGGCACAAGAAGCCAACGCAAGCATCGACATGCAAAAAATGAATACTGAAACTTCACCACCTGCTTTTTTAAGCTTGAGAGGTAAAAGCCCAATACCAAGCGCAATGCCAACTCCTGCCTGTGTCCAATCGGCTTTGCCAGTTAAGACAGTAAACAGGGCAATGAAAATGATTACTAAGCCAATGATTGACTCAATCCCTCCCTCTATGATATTCTTTAACTTAAACATGTTGGTAAATATTTTTAGGTGAAATACCTATTCTTCCTAACCATTTTGGCACATCAAAACTTGGACATGCTTTAGGGGCAAATTGGTTGTGGCCTGAAATCAAGATGTCAGGATGTTGGGCAATGGTTTGTTTGATGTAGTTTGCCATTGACATCAATTGCTCAGGAGTTCTGGTATCTTTTGCAGCCGTGTTGTCTTTGTTCATCCCTCCTACATACACCACATGTCTTGCTATTTTGTTGATCGTTCCGCTTACACCGTTGGTTATTTCCCAAGGTTCAACTTCATTGTCTCCATCATACTTTACCATGTTTTCCAGAAGGCCGTTCAAATGGATAATGTCTGAATAACCGACTTGCTTCCAACCTCTCCCTTTTGGTTCAGGGCTTGTGTGCCACTCCCTTATTGTTTTGGAAGTCACAGCCCTTCCTTCAGGAGTTGCGGTGCAATGAATGACTAGGTATTTAAGCGTTCCCATTCCCTTTTTTTTCACCAGTTGAAATAACTTTTCTCACAATCATCACAAACAAGAATCCGACAACTGCACTAAGGCCAGCCATTACCAGCGTATGTAAGTCTTCAAGAAATAATTTACTTGCCAAATAGGTTTTAATCAAATACCAAATCAACCCAAAAACACTGCCCCCAAAATCATCAGCATGTTTATTAACAGAGGTATAGAAGTTGTGAAACATATTAATGATTGATTATTATTAGTTGCAAGTAAGGGACTCGACCCCCTGACCTCTTGGGTATGAACCAAGCGAGCTGCCAACTGCTCCAACTTGCGATGTGTCTTTAATAAAAGCCCTAGACTATCACTAGGGCTTCTTTCTTCAGTTGCGAAGCCTTACGGGGCTTCTATCTTCATCGGGGTTTGTGTCGTACTAAGCAGCCTGAACGATGGCTACAGCTCCTTTTTGGTCAAGCCTTGAAAGAGATGCACCAAAGCGAACTGAAGCGTTCAAGATTGAGCCTAAGTAGTTAGGGTCATTTTCTTTCATGTAGTTCTTTACATTGCCTTCGCAACGTCTTACAAACATTGGATGCCAGATCAGGATTGATTGGTTGTCAGAAATCGCAGCAAGCGAACCAACTGATTTCACTACAGGAGTTCCAGCATTGGTAAATAATGCAGCTCTGCTTCTTACAAACACATCACATCCTTGGATTTTACCAATTGAGCCAGCAGCCAATTGACCAACAATACCCGTTTTGTCAAAGTCTCTGAATTCAGCAATTCGCTTCACTTCAGCTACTTGGTTCGAGTTGATTAACATTTTACGGCCTTCGCTTGGGACGTCCATGTTATCCATGATTCTAATTGCCTCAATGAAATCAGCGTAAGTCAATTCCTTTCTTGTACCTGTTGCACCTGTAGCGAGTGAACCTGTATTGCCTGTTCCAGAAGTACGAACAATGTTTGTAGCCAATGAAGGGGCAAACTTGACTGCTGCTGTATCAGCGATTCGAGTGTTAAGCGTGTCTACATGGTCTGACAACACATCCATACGCTTGTCATAAGGAAGATTTTCTAATTCTTCATCTGGAAGATGAATTGGAGAGGTAGCAAATAGATCAACCAAGTATTCAAGTACATTATCTTCTCTATCTTCTACAGGTAATGGAAAAGAGGATGGATTTACATGTATAGTTGGGATTGCTCCTGATTGACCAACAGAAACAGTACGTCCGTTTATCTTTCCTGAAGCATCGAGTTTTGAAGCCTTGTAAAACTCATTAGCAGGATAAAGATTCTTCTGAAGGTCTTTCAAGAAAATCTTCAAAATTTGCTGATCGTACAAGCGCATTTCTGGCAATTCGACAGAAGGCCAAAAGGCGTACACCATTGGAGCTGCAAAAGTCGCAAGAGCGAAAGCAGGGCTTGCAGTGGCTGTAAAAGCAACACTAGCAAGTAGAAGCGAGAAGAATAGCGAGTAAACAAACGCTACTATTGGTTTTGTCTTTTTCATTTTAAAAGGGTTTTAGAAGGGTTTTTGATTAGTCGATTTGTTCACTATGAGCAATGAAGTTTGTGCCATCAAAAACGAATGTTTTTGTTTTTGTCTTGCCAGCAGTCCCTGTAATAGCAATTCCGTCAATCCCAGTGCCGAAAGTAGTTACTTCAGTCCCTGTGGTTTTGATTTTTACAGTCAATTCATCCCCTTCCAATTGCTCAGGGTCAGGAGTTACATTCAATGTCAAATTCCCAGTGAGAATAGCAGGTTCAATGATCGTTTTCGAGTTGGATATTGCTACTGTGATTGCAGCAGCATAAGCAGGTGTTACATGATCGGCCTTGCCGAATGGGTATCTTTGATTTGCCATGTCCTTATGAATTAGCGTAAGCGTCAATTAAAGCATCGTATTTCGGACGATCATTTTTCTTCATGTTCGTCAAACCTTGTGGGTCTTTTTCGCACCATGCGTTGTAATCCCAATCTTTGCGAGATGTTGCACTAGCTGAACCTTCAGCCCCTGAGCCTTTGCCAATGTTTGACAAATCAACCTTTGCAGGGATTTTATCAAAGACACGTTTTACAACTTCAAAGCTTGCTGTAGCATCTAAAAGCAATTGCGCTCTTTCACCTTCACCTGCTTTACCTTGTGCAATCACATCTTCGACAAAGGCCACAACCTTTGCTTTTTTTTCGGTTTCAACTGAAGCTTCCAAAGCAGCCACTTTATCTTTCAAAAGTTCATTCTTTGCCTTCAAGTCTTTTACATTAGCTATTTCAGCTAGTACCTGCTCTTTTGTTGAGCCAGCGGTCATGCCTAATTCTTTGGCAACTGCTTCTACTTCGATTCCTTCCATTGTATTTTTTTGGGGGTTTGTTCCTTTTTGGGTTGCATCATAACTAGCAGCAGCATCAAGCTCTAACCAGTTTTGAGGTAATTGATAAGAAGTTTTAGTGTTGACAAGACCTGTCATAATGCCAGCTTCTACAGCCTGTTCAGCCGTAAGCCAAGTATCTTCTTCTTTGAAAAATTTAGCTCTGATTTCTTCAGCACTCAGGTTGGTACTTTCGGCAACCATCGCAATCATTTCAGTCTCGTAGTTTTCGAGCAGTTCAGCTATTTCTCGCAAATCGGCTGCACTTGCATTTTCCAACTTTGGAATGAATGGTTTGTGGAACATCATTTTGGCAGGTTTATTTATTTCCCCTCCTGATGCCAAAACAGCACTCATACTTGCAGCCAATTGTACAACCTCTTTGGTCACAGCCATTGGGCTTGCCTTTACACGGTTATACATCTTGATGCCTTCGATTACCGAACCACCAACCGAATTGATTTTGATTTTCGCTTCTGTTACCCCTGCTTTTTCAAGCTTGGTCATTTCTGCATCAAACAATTCAGAGGTCTTGGCTAGTGGGGATATTTTCCCTTCCAGTTTGATGACTGCTTTCTTTCCAGATGCTTCTATTTGTAACCAGTTCTTTTGCATTCCTTGCGGTTGATGGCTCAAAGATGCAGGGTGTTTTTAAGTTCTAAAAGCCTGTTTTTGAGACTTCTACAACATGGAAAAGATGTTATCTTTTAAAACCGTAGACTTCTAAAAGACCTTTTCAAAAGCCCATTTTTAAGCCCTTTCTTTGAATCGTAAAGCAAAAACGATGGCAGAATTGTCTTTAAAGGATAAGAAGAAACTGGCTGAACAGCTCTTTGTACATAATGATATGGATGGTAAAGAAGTCGCTCAACAAATAGGAGTGACTGAGAAGACTATTTCAAATTGGCGTACAGTTGGGCATTGGGATAACCTACGATCAGCCAAAACTCTGACAAAAGATAACTTGGTTCGCAACCTGTACGAACAGGCATATCTTATTACTGAGAGAGCCAAGGAAGCAAACAAAACATTGTCTTCAGCAGAAACAGATCAATTGGTGAAAATTGCTACTAGTATAGAGAAGCTAGATAAGAAACACAGCCTTCAGTTAGTGATTCAGGTTTTCAAGAACTTCAACAACTATGTAAAGCAGGTTGATTTGGATTTTGCAAAAGTGCTTACTGATATGCAACGCAAGTACCTTCAAACATTAATCCCGAATGATTAATACAAAAGATTCAAAACTTCTCTTAGAGTTTGAATTGCATTGTAAATCAATTCAACAGGCTACTGCTGCCATTTCAGACGAAAGCTTCAAAGACAAAGATGCTAGAATCAGAAAGGCACAAAAAGACTATGTCTACTTTGTTGAATACTACTTTCCTCATTACGCTAAATCAGAATCAGGTTGGTTTCATAAACGTGCAGCCAAAGAGATAAAGGAAAATCCAACAGGTCAATTCCTGATGGAGTGGGCTAGAGGCCACGCCAAGAGTACGCATTTTGACATCATGATTCCGCTTTGGTTGAAGATGCAGGAAGTCAGAACTATCAACACGATGGTTCTGATTTCTAAAAATGAATCGGCTGCGAATCGTTTGCTTGCTGATGTACAAGCGGAACTGCAACACAACCAAAGGTATATCAATGACTTTGGAGTTCAGTTCAATTATGGCAATTGGGAAGATGGTGAGTTTACCACACGTGACGGGGTTTTCTTCATTGCGCTTGGTCGTGGTCAAACTCCAAGGGGTTTGCGAAACGGGGCAAACCGTCCTGATTACATCGTGTGGGATGATATTGATGATGATGAAATGTGCCGAAATCCAAAGCGTGTACGTGAAGTGTGCGATTGGTTGCAAGAGGCCGTGTTTGGAACTATGGACATGGGTCAAGGCCGTTTTATTGGAGTAGGCAATAGGATTGGGAAGGTTTCAGTCATTGCCTACTTCGCTACCAAGAAAGGTATTATACACATCAAAGTAAATGCGCTGAACAAACATGGTGAACCGAACTGGAAAGAGAAGTACACCAAAGAACAGATTCAGGCTATTCGCAATTTCATGGGTTTGCGAGCCTTCGAAAAAGAGTACATGAACAATCCAATCACTGAAGGGACAATCTTCAAAAATGCTTGGATTCGTTTTGGTAAAATATACAAGCTTCGTGAATATGAAATGTTGGTTGCTTATGGTGACCCAAGTTTCAAAGATCATGGAGACTTCAAGGCTATCCGATTTTGGGGAAAGAAAGGAAAAGAGCTGCATTTGATAAACTGCTACGTGCGCCAAAGTACAGTAAGCAGCTTTGTAAAGTGGTGGTATGATTTTCATGAATCTATTCCAGCCGATGTGATAGTCTATCACTACATGGAAGCCAATTTCATGCAAGACATCATTTTAGATGAATTTGAAGAAGAAGGGTTAAGGCGTGGCTATCAATTGCCAATACGTCCTGATACCAGAAAGAAACCAGACAAGCTTCAGCGTGTAGAAAGTATCAGTCCTTTTTGGGAGCGTGGGTTTGTGACCTACAACGAAAAGCTAAAAGACAATCCAGACATGCAAGCAGGGATTGAACAAACATTAGCCATTGAGAAAGGAAGCAAAACCAATGATGATGCGCCTGATGCTGATGAAGGTGCAATCTGGATTCTTCAAAAGAACATGCGCAATGATTCTGATTTACAAAATGGAGTGACGTTGGGAATGAGAGAGGTTTCAGATAATAGCTATTGATATGGGAAATAGTAAAGACATGAATGATATACTTCTCTTAGGATTTTTTCTAGGAGGTGTAATTGTAGGCTCTGGTTTTGTTTTGGTTCTATTATTTATATAATCATGTTTCTAAGAAAACGAGATTTCAAACCACAGGTACGCACTGAAGTACTTTCTATCATCAGCACATTTGATGATAAGAATTTATTAGATGCTGAAGTAATGGCAATCAGCCGAATGACAGGCTACTTGTATGTAAAGTTCGATACAGATAAAATCTTTGCTCCTTTGGTGGTTTGGGCAAAAGGCACGGTTTACGCCAAAGATCAGCGCATAATCTTAACGGCTGATGCTTATGTTGCTACGACTCCTTATGTAGCAGATGATTTGGCTTTGCAAGTTGGGAAAGTGTACATCTGTCATACGCCAACTACAGGAGCATTTGATGCAAGCAAGTGGACTTTGTTAGGAGAAGACCAAAGTCTTTTTTATGTGGCTGTGACAACCACCACAGCAGAAACACTGGTAAATGATGGAGTGGAATTCAAAGCAGGTGACACTCGTACTCCTATTATAGTAGAAACGCTGGTTGACATCATTTTGTATTTGCTTCATGGCAACACATCCAGAAACCAAATGCCAGTAATGCGAGACGAACGCTACAAGTCTGCTTTGGACTGGTTGCGAGACATGCGAGACGGTCAACTACAAGACCCGTCAATTCCTGTTCGTCTCAATTCTGAAGGTGACACAGAAGGCACATTTTTCAAATATGGCAGTCAAACGCAGTTTGATAATGGCAGTTGGTAGTAACACCTTTCTAAAAGTATTCTAAAAGGCTCTATAATGAAGCGAAAACATAAAAATAACACAAATACCAGTCAGCCTGTTTCGATGCTCGTAGAAGGCGAAAAAGAGTGGTTTGATATTCGTACTCCAAAAGCTGCTATTTCTGATAAGCAAGCAAAGGACATTATAGAGGAATTGACCAAGCAATTCATAGACCGAACCAAAAATGATATTCGCAAATGGAAGCTTGCCAGAGAGATTGCTGAAGAAATAGTTTTGCCACGTTGGGAAAGCATTCAAGATATTTATTTGGACGTGTCTGATGATTTGCATTGGGAGTCTGTTTCGGCACAAAGGCGAATGAAAGTAACAGGATGCGAGTTCTGTTTACGGGATGCTTCAGGCAAAGAAAATGAAGAAGCAACAAAACTTTTGCAAAGAAAGTGGTTTAAAGACTTTCTAAGGCACTATTGCGATGCCAAGAGTTTTAAGTATTCGCTCATTCAGTTTGGAGATCGTGACATGCAGAAAGGTTTCAAAACTGTGAAACTGGTTGATAGGCGTTACATCGTGCCACAAGAGTTGATTTGCTTGCGAAACTTGGCTGATACTGATGGAATAGATTTTACTTCAGCTCCTTACAATCTATGGACATTGTTTGTCCAAGACGAAACATCCAAGTTTGGTTTGATTGGCAAAGCAGCTCCATTGCTATTGATGAAACGCAATGCAATAGTGGCGTGGTCTTCGTTTACTGAAATATTTGGCTTGCCGTTCCGTAAGGCTACCACCACCACACGCAACATTGACGAACGCAATAGAATCGAGCAAATGTTGAAGACAATGGGAAAGGCAGCTTATGGCCTATTTCCTGAAGGCACAAACTTGGAGCTGATTGAAAGCAACAAAACAGATGCTTACAAAGTATTTGACAGCTTCATTGAACGTATCAACTCCGAAATTTCCAAAGCCTATTTAGGGCAAACAGGAACTACAGATACCAAGTCTTTTGAAGGTAGTGCCAAAGTACATGATGAAATCATGGATGATGTGACGGCTGATGATTTGTCAGACCTTGCCTTCTTCATCAATGAAGAATTGATGCCCTTCCTTATCATGCACGGATTCCCGTTTGAAGGGCTTAAATTTGGTTGGGATAATGATGTTGAAGACAGCATTTCAGACAAAGCAAAGACGGCTTTGATGGTGTCGCAAATGGGTTGGACACCTACAAAAGAATGGGTACAAAATGAGTTGGATGTAGAAGTTGAAGACAAGGCCGAACCAATTGAGCCAGTTGAACAAAATAAACCGCCCCTTTTAGATAAAAAGAGTCCAAAGGCAAAAGACCCTGATTTGAAAGCGATCATGAGTCAGTTGAAAACATTGTATAAGTAGTGTGTAGTACGTGCGACATATCGAACCATTTGACCGACCCTCTTGTGTCCGCAACAGGTCTTCAGGGCTTTAAAGGCATATTAGATGTCATTGAAAGGGTGTATACTGGCTCATTATCGGCAGTTATAGACCGTAGTTTGTGGCTATTTACTGCCAAAACACTGTATTCAGGGATAGAAAAAGGCTATGGGAAGAAACTCATTGACGTAAACTATGACAGTCCAGACAAGGCAATGCTTCAATCGCTTCGTGATAATGTGTATGTCTTTTCTGCTTTCAAAACAGAAAAAGAATTGCGTATGATGACTGAGTTGCTAACCACTTCAGATGGCAAGCCAAAATCAAAAGCAAAATTCATTTCCGAAACATTGGCTTTGCATAAAGAATACGATGTGCATTTCCTTAATGCGGAATATGACAATGCCATAAAATCGGCACAATCGGCAGCGCAATGGGTACGCATTCAAGAAGACAAGAAAGCACTGCCTTATCTCAGATATTCGACTGTACACGATAGTCGTGTACGGCTCGAACACAAAGCCTTGGATGGTGTCACACTTCCTGTAGATGATGATTTCTGGAACACTTATTTTCCCCCTAATGGTTGGGGTTGTAGGTGTGATGTGATTCAGGTAGATCGTGGCAAGCTTACGGACAAAAGCAAGATTGTTCCTCCTGACATGCTCCCAATGTTCAAAAACAATGTGGGCAAAGAAGGAATTGTATTCCCTGAAAAACATCCGTACTACGAAACATCCATTGCAACCAAAAACAAAATACACAGCTTTGTAAAACAAAATGTGCCTTACAAGCAAATGGAGCTTAAATACGAACAGTTTAAAACCAAGAAAGACAATACCTACCATGTGGCAAATACACATGTAGGCGATGAACGGAAGCCCAATATTGCCATTGCTGAAATGTTGTCAGACAAAGGCCATGATGTAAAGCTACTACACAACAATATCACAGACAGGAGCTTTTTTGAGAAAGTAATGCCCCAAAATGCCTTGTTTCCCAAACATCCAGATGCTACAATAGATGGAAATACATTTGAGTTTAAAACGAATGGGTCAGGAAGAACAGAAACTTTAAAAAGTGAAATATTCAAGGCGTTCAAACAAGCTCCAAATGTATTGGTTCGATTTGATTACTCCGAAGACGTAGAAAGATATGTGAAGGGCGAAGTCTTAGCTAGAAAAAAATATTTGACTTCTAAAAATATAAATGAAGATTTTGAAGTGTGGGTATTGCAAAAGGGAGAGATAAAGATATTTAAGAGCATTGACTATTAAATGGCAAAACCCAGCTTATTGGGCTGGGTTTTGGGCTGTAGTACTCAGGTTTCTTATGTGTCCTCTCCTACACAAGTCTTTCGACACCCAAATATACGAAACAATTTTAAAACGGTTCTAAAAAGTCTTAATACTTGATACTTACTACTTGATACTATCATGAAAGGAATAGAATTCTTGATCTCCTTAAAGGAGAAAATGGCAAAGCCATTAGAAAACATCAATAAGAAGTTGGAGAAAACAAAAGGCTTGGCTGCGAAGCTGAAGAATTTTGTCATTTCGCCAAGGGTAAATACTGAAGGGATAGATCGGATGTCTAACAGCCTTTCAGGATTGAAAAGCTTGGCTACAAAACTTGTAGCAGGAGCTGCATTGATAGCATTTACTCACAATGTTACGGATGCCTTAGCTCAGACAGAGAAGTTTGAAGTAGTACTAACCAAGACTTTAGGGAATAAAGCGATTGCTTCAAGCTCTCTCGAATATCTGAGCCAATTTGCCGATAAAACCAACTTCACTACAGAGGAACTGACTGATAATTACATTAAGCTTGCAAACAGGGGATTAAGACCCACTGAAAAGGCTTTTACTGCTATTGGGGATGTAGCCAATGTTTTAGGTAAAGATTTTAGTCAAGTAAATGAAGCGATTCTTGACATATCCAATTCCGAACGCTGGAAGGAATTAGGTATTAAATCTGAAGTAGCAGGAGACAAAGTAAAACTGACATTTCGAGGAATAACCCAAACGGTTGATGGTACTGAAAAAGGAGTATTAGATGCTGTCACTGCATTCGGTCAAATGAATGGAGTCTTAGGAGTGACAGAAGAAATAAGTCAAACCACAGGGGGTAAATTATCTACACTGGAAGATTCAATAAGTAGACTGTATAAAAGTATTGGCGAAGGATTAAAACCCCAAATCCATGCTATTATTGATGCACTTGCTGAATTTGTTCAATTTGGAGGGCTTTTATTACAAAAAGCAAAAGCCCTGAAAGGTGCATTTCTTGGCATAAAAGAAGCATTGCAGCCACTAATTGATTCATTTTATGATGCAGCCGAAAGTTTAGGATTAGTTGGTACAAGTGCAGTAATTGCCGAATCTATCATCAATAAAATAGCAGTTGCAATCGAATTCTTAAAACCAATGATTGCTGTAGTAGCTGAATTGGGGGCTGAAATAATGCGTGTCATTACCAATATAATCAACATGGTAATGAATGTGACTTGGATAAACAAGACTATTGGAGGGCTTGTAGAAGGCTTTAAAACGGCTTTTATAACCATTGCCAAAATAGCCAAAAACGTACTTGGAGGAATAGGGGATTTAGTAGTTGGAATTCTAAGCGGTGATCTTGGAATGATTGGTTCTGGTTTCAAAAAACTTGGAGGGGCAATCGTTGAAACGTTGGGTGCGCCTGTTAAAGTTTTAATGGGAGCAGGCAAAGGAGTTGCTGAAGGCTTCATGCAAAACAAACCTGACTTGTTTAAAAACAAACAGGAGGAAGAAAAAAAGAAAGTTGGTTTAGCTACAGATGGAGAAAGCCAATTCGACCCAACTAATAAAGACAAAACCAAAGCCAAGAAAAACAAGGCTGAAGCCCGTGTGAATGCTGTGACAGGAGAAGCCCGAAACCAGCGAAACATTACTATCAACATTGGTACTTTGAAAGGAGCTGAAAAGATAGAAGTAACTGCTTCTACGATTGGAGACTTCATGAACCAATCAAAGTTTGAGAAAATGCTTACCGAAGCCCTGCTTCGTTCGGTTCGTAATGCTGAAACTTCGTTCTAATGGAATCTTTAGACTTTGGGAAAATAGCGAAACAGTTTACCAATTATCACAGGTTATTACCTGCGAAGGTTGGAGCTATTGCCGTTGATTTCTACAAACAAAGTTTTCGTAGGCAAGGCTACATAGACAAGGCGTACAAGCGTTGGGACGAACGTAAGAAAACTGACAAACGCAGGAAAGGACGTGCCATTATGGTTGATACTGGAACGCTAAGGCGAAGCATCAGAGTAAGCTACAAAGGCCGTGACTATGTAGTGATTGGAAGCAATATGCCTTATGCCAAGATTCATAATGAAGGTGGTATAATCTCACATCCTGGCACAAAGCGGACACTCAATTTTAGAAGGGATAAAAAGGGAATGCGATTCGCCAAAAGCACTGCTACCAACATAGTAGCGCAAGCCAAAGTAGAAGGCAAGCCCTACACCATCAAGATTCCTCAAAGGCAGTTTATGGGTGCAAGCCAGTTCTTAGAAAGGCGTATTGAAGCCATTATTACACACGATCTCAAAAAGATGTTTGGAGTCTAATTACTTGATACTTACTACTTGATACTAAAATGGTAACAGAAATCATCACTGAACTAAGTACTTTCTTCAGATCAGAAGAAGTAACTACTTTCCTTACAGAAAGAGGCTTGAAGCCAATTGCACATATCGAACGCTACTGTGAACAGTACATGCCAGACGTTGAAGGCAATGTAATGGTATTGCCAGTGCCTGCCATTTTGTTTGAATTTGACTTTGATTTTGGGGATGATGGAAGCCTGAGCCAAAGAGGAAACGGATTGCTCAGGCTGCATATTTTGCAAGAAAACTACGCTTGGGCTGAAAGTAGTAGCTCCGATTTTCAAGAGGCCATGCAAACCTATGATTATGTAGAAGCAATTCATTTCCTGCTACACGGCAAAAGTGGTGAAAGCTTTGGCAAGATGCAGCGTAGAAGATGGAAGCCAGCCATAAACACCAAGATAAACATTGTAGACGTGCCAGAATATGCGTTCATGGTGGTAGATGATACTACCAACCGATATGCAAGCTATACAAGCAATGGAGGTGAAGGAACGCTACAAGTCACTAAAAAACTGGCTGAAAAATTACTCAAAGAACCTGCCCCTGTTTTACCCAAATATTCCATTTAAACCCAATAGTTATGAATTTCAGAATCAATTTTTCAAAATTTATCGACATGCTTTTGCCTCCTATGCTTAGGCAAACAAGACAACGTGAGTGGCTTTCTGTACTTAAAAAGCCAATGGATGATATTCAACAGGAGCTTGTTACTATTGTGGATGCTGCAAAAAAAGAAGTAGCCTATCAACCAAACAAAGGTCTTGTAGAAGAAAGATTGAATGAACAGTTTGGGGTCGCTGACAAAATAAGGATTGTAAATCTAGCGCAAGGGAGACCTCGCATATACATTGGGGAGCATAAAAACGACAATTACCGTATGTATATTGGGCAGCATAACGACCCTCGTTATCAATTATATATCAACCAACATAACGGATACGATCCGCCTAATTTCGATTTTGAAGTAATAATAGACAATGATTTCACGTTGACTGACGACCAGATAAATGTCATTGCTGTACTATGCGTGCGCTATTCGCCTAGTAAGCGATTTAGGATTAGGCATGAAGACGGTACGCCTCGTTACCTATTGACATAAAAAAAAGCCCCAAATCGGGGCTTTTTCGTTTTATCTGACTATTATCTTTCGCCTTCTCCCATCACTAAATAGGACGATGATTGCCGTATTAGGTATTGCTTCTTTTAATTCACGTCCCTGAATATCAAATATGGCTACTACTTTTGATTCGGGCTTGTTTATGTAATCGTCAAATATTCCAGTAGGAGATGTTATTTGAAACGCATTAGCAAACCACGCATTATCACGATAACTCCAAAACATTAAATTGAGATTGTAGTAAAAAGAATTCTCTGGGACTTTGAAGTGATAATCATAAAGGTTGTAATATACAGATGGTGTTGTTGATCGGTCTTCATACACTTCCTTGAAACGCAGATCACTAATTTTTAAAGTGTCTTGGTAGTAAACTCTATTCTCTTTTAGTGTAGTATCATATTGGGCAATTCTAATCATGAATGTTGTATTACTACCAACGGTTGTGCTAGTCCGCAAAACGGTTTTTATACTATCATTTGGTATGTATTTTTTGCTTTGCCCCGTACCATGAAATATTGCAGGAGTTGTTGTAACGGCTTGAGAAAGCCCATAAAACGGTAATAATATTATCAATAGCTTTTTCATAATTAAAAAGTTAAAGCCCCGATTGCTCAGGGCTGGTTGGTTATTTGTTTCCTTTTAGTTCTAATTCAGCCAATTCCATAAGGCAATCTATTTGCCATATTGTTTGAGAAATGGCTTCCATGTTTTGCGTTTTACCGTAGTTGCAAGTCTCTAATAATACCATTGCTAAGCTACGTCCAAACCCAATTGCCTCACTTCCATCTTCAAAAGTCAAGCATGGTTTACCTTGGTTCATTATAGCTATCATAACGCAATGCCTCCTTTCAGTTTGGCTAAAATAGAAAGCCTCAATTTGCTATCTTCTATCTGGCATACATCGCTTAGAATGTCTATTAAGCGTTGTGGCGTTAGGCGGTTATTGGCGGTCTTGCGCTTTGGTGCCAAGATTGGCATAGTATTCAATTTATTGAAGTGCGTAAATACATTCGTTAGGTGATATTTTGTAAAACTGACGGGGCGATAATTATTGGTATATCTTCAACATAAGATTTTAGCTTCTTATTTTCATGAATTTCAGTACCAAAACAGCCCTTCCAAGGTTTTGTAAGACTCATTTTAAAATCCGTAAACTCT